CAGCGGAAAACTGGCAGAACTGGCTGATGCAATCAAAGAGAACGCAGACGGCCTTGCTGCTGCGGTTGGCTCGAACAAGCAGACCGCTGAAGCAATCATCGGAAACGCGCTGGCTATTGCCGATGTTGTCGTGCGCCAGACAGCCCAACAGGGCGCTAACTCTGCGACATTCGAACAGCTCCGGGAGGTGATCGCTACTGAGACGGAGGCACGCGTAACGGATGTTACCCGTCTTGAGGCAAAAACAGCGCAGAACGAAGCGGGAATTACCGAGGTAAGGCAGGCTCTGTCAGATGAAGCTCAGGCAAGGGCTACTGCTGTTGACCAGCTCACTGCGAGTACTCAGGTCATTTCTGATAAAGCTGATTCGGCTTCGAGTAAAGCTGACGCTGCATCAGGTAAGGCAGATGCGGCCGAGCAAGCCAGCTCGCAAAATACTGCTGATATCACCACGTTGCGACAGGTTGTCACCGACACGACTTCATCAATGGCATCCCGTCTGGAGGAACTGGGAGCAAGAACCGATACTGCCAGCGGCGGCATCCAGAATAACGCTATCGCGCTAATAACGAGTACGCTGGCGCAGGTTGATCAGCGGGTGAGACTCAGCGCGCAGTACGGTGACAGCAAGGCCAGCATCGATCGCATTGACAGCGCCATGGCAAGCGACAGGGAGGCCACGTCGAGTTCACTGCTGAGGTTGGAGACGGATGTCAACGGCAACAAAGCATCCATCAACAGCCTGAACCAGACGTTCTCGAATTATCAGCAGGCCACGGCCACGCAGATAAACGGCATCACGGCGACCATCAACGGGCACACTTCAGCGATCAGCACTAACGCTCAGGCGATAGCAAACGTTAGTGGTGACCTGAAGGCGATGTACAGCATCAAGGTTGCCGTGGACGCGAATGGAAAGCAGTATGCCGCCGGAATGGGGATCGGTGTAGAAAACACTCCATCCGGCATGCAGTCGCAGGTGCTATTCCTGGCTGACCGTTTCGCGGTAATGGCGCAGGCTGGTGGGGCTGTATCGTTGCCGTTCGTTATCCAGAACGGACAGACCTTCATCCGGGATACGTTCATCCAGGACGGCACCATTAGCAACGCGAAGATCGGTAACTACCTCCAGTCAAATGACTATGTGGCTGGTTCCGTCGGGTGGAAACTGGATAAGTCAGGGACGTTTGAAAACTACGGCTCCACAGCTGGAGAGGGAGCAATGAAACAAACCAATCAGACAATTAGTGTCCGGGACTCCAGGAATGTGTTGAGGGTGCAGATCGGGAGAATCACGGGAACATGGTAACGGGAGGCCTCTTACGGGGCCTCTTTTTTTCAGGAGGACTGGATGGCGGAATATGGAGTTCAGACATGGGACGCCTCAGGCAAGGTAAATAACTATGGCGTTAAGCCTGTCAGCGTTTGTGGCTATCTCCAGCTGGCCCAGAACCAGAAAACAGGCTCTTACACCGTAGCGCTTCCACCGGGTTGCAGGCTTACCTATTTTCAGGTCATGAACGGTGATCAGTTTGGAACGAGTCGGAGGAAGATCACCATTTCAGGGGGAACCGCGACAGTGTCAGCAGTAGGCGATACCGACTACTCAGCAGGGACTGAGCCTGCGGCAGCGGCTTATCTCATTTTCCAGATCGAGAGGGCATAAATGGCGGAGTATGGCGTTTTACTGACGACCTCGAGCGGGGAAGTATGGGTGACCGCGAACAGCTCGCCAATCGCTCTACAGGCGCGAAAGACAGCGGCACTTCAGGGAACAACGGGTTTCAATACCAAAGTGACGCACACTTTCCCCGCAGGTCAGCCCGTTGTCGCGTTCGTTCATTGTACTGTTGAGGTCGAAATCACTCAGACGATAAGCGGGAACACCATCACGATTGATTTTCTCAGACCGAATGCAACCGGCACAGCGTACGTTTATTTTTTCTCTATTTTCCCGCAGACAAAGCCAGACTACGGGCTGGCTGTGTGGGATGCATCAGGGACGCTGATTTTAACAAACGAAACGCGCACGCTGAGCGATGTTGTCACCCTCGGTACCTCCGGGGTGGATGCCAGCTCAGGATACAACATCAATACAACTCTGGCGGGGAAGTGGGCCTGTATGCCTGCCATGCTGGGGCTAATTACCGGGGTTATATCGGCTGGCGGTCAGCCGCAGCCATACTCGGCCATATACAAGAGCATGGCAAAACTTGAGGGAAGCAATACGCGGATATTCGCCAGGCCGCAGACAACCCCCGGCGGCAACCTTCAGAACGTTACGTATTCGAATCTGAGGAACGTGATTATGGCCATTAACTGCGCCAATTATGATTGATCGTTTTGAACGATCAATTTCGAATAATTGATCTACCAAATCAATTATATCCCATTGATTCATATTGTTATTGTGTAGCTTCATGAATGCCCTGGGATATAACCCCTATGAAAAATATGATTCTTTGCCTGGCGGTAGCGGTATTGCTCTCCGGTTGCGCTGGCGTTATTGAGAAGCAGCAACCCGTATGCACCGGAACAGCCCTGGTTAGCGGACAGGAAAGCAGCGTCCAGATCTACGGAGTCCGCAAGCAAAATAATCAGACGCAGTACCGTGCCGGTTATCCCTTTAACTGGTCATGGGTGAGCGCCAACACGTTCACCAGCACCACCTGTCACTAACCCATTCAGTTTTGAACAAACCCCGCTCCGGCGGGGTTTTTTATTGCCTGGAGAAAACATGATTTATACCACTGGCACTATCGCCATCAGCGGAAACACCCTTACAGGTACCGGCACAAACTTCACTGCTGCTGGTTCTCTTATTCGTAACGGCTGCACTGTTATCGCCCTGACCAGTCCGGCGCAGGTTTTTCAGATTACCGCGATTGGAAGCGCAACCTCTCTTACCGTTACGCCAGCAGCTAACCCAACAGTTCCCGCTGGAACCCGGTTTGCCATTCTTCTGAGTGACAGTCTGAGCGTGGATGGGCTGGCGCAGGATATCGCTGAAACCTTCACGATGTACCAGCGCTACATGAGCGGGTTCGCTGATGTAATGAACGGGACATCTGATGTCACCATCACTATCAACGGCACTGCCGTTACCGTACCGGGTCAAAAATCGCTGGCGAAGAAAGGGGCTAACAGCGACATTACCAGCCTTTCTGGGCTGAAAACAGCTCTCAGCATTGAGCAGGGAGGGACCGGGGCAAAGAATGCCGCTGACGCTCGCACAAACCTCGGTTTAGACAAAACAGTAAATATCGAAGGAAACCAGTCCATTTCAGGAGAGAAAAACTTCACTGGCCCTTTGAAAATTACCGCAGCCTATCCACAAATTACTTTATGGGCGACTGCCCAGCCAAACGGCACTTATGGTCGGGTAGTTACATTCGGTAGTGAGGGTAACAAAGCCTTCATTGCTGCACGGCAATGGGAAGGCGGAAATAACACTTGCGTGACCTATCTGCCCACTTTTAAGGACGGTTATTTCACATTCTGGACAACCTCAAATACGACAGTAACCTCTGACGGAACCATTAAACAGGCTTCTCCCATTGCCAGAATCGTTAAGTCTCAGGGAGAGAACCGGCGTACGGATATTGAAAATGATGGATTCACATGGTGCGGCTGCGGCACGGCTAACGCCGAGGCAGAGGGAGTATCCATTTCTCGCCTTGACACGGGGGTTTACGAACTCACTGGTTCGGCAGGCCTGGCGTCAGAGGGATGGCAATTACTGCCGCCAATGGACCCTGGCGGCATGGGCGAGATGGGGGTTGTTGAAGCGGAGCAGACTGAAAGCGGCGGACTGACTATCCGCCTGTTTAAGCGGAAATACATGCTGAGCGATGAAGGGGAGATCGTCAAAACAAAGGGGGCTCCTATGGATGTTCCGGCCAACAGCTGGATCGACGTTCGACTCGACATGCCAGAGGATAGCATCTGGAATACAAGATCTTCTGAAGCTTCTCTGGAACTGACAGAGCAGCCAGCAGTCATTCAGCCTTAAAAATTAATAGGCGAACCCAAATTGATCTGCATTCCATTTAAAACTACTGTATATAAACACAGCAATAAAGGGAGTGCAGATTATGCCCCGAAATTCAGATATTCAGGCCGCCTTTATTGCGGCCATAGAGCTTAACCCAAAGGGCTACCGCTACCTGAGAACAGACCGCTTCATACAAAAGTTGCGTGGTTTTAACTGGCACTTTACCCGTGACGATGCAAACAAGTGGATAGAGCGCAACCAACCTGGTTTCGCTGATAAAACGACAGACGGTAGCGAAAACCGTTACTGGATCTTGCGTAACATGGGGAGGGTGCACTGATGGGATTTCCTTCACCGGCGGCTGATTTCGTAGCACCGCGTTTATCTCCGGAAATTATCTGCGGGATCGGCATGGACAGCCGCATCCTCGAAACCTCGTCTGGCTTTGCGGTTATCGAGCCGTGCACCAGACTGGTACAGAATCAGGTTCTGCTAATCCTCAGCGGCGGACGGACTCAGTTTGCCAGAGTCATGGGCAGGGCGCTGATTTGTGATGATGGTGAAGCGATAGAGGGGGAGGCTGCGGAAGAGGTTGAGGTGATGGGGCGGGTGACGTTCTTCATCAACAGCGTGATGCAGGATGACAGGGTGGTGTGATGGGGCAATGGGGCATGGTTGGGGCAAAAAATTAGCGCAAAACAACTCAAAACCGTGGAGGGTAGTGATTCATCTTGCGCTAATGTTTTGGTTTAAGCCTGCTTTCAACTTACATCAGCATACATCCTGTTTGTAGTGCCGCAAATTATGGATTTCCAGCTCTACTCCCTTGGCGCCGCGCTGGTGTTTCATGAAATTTTCTTCCCTGAGCAGTCCGCGGCCATGGCGCTGATCCTGGCGATGGGCACCTACGGCGCAGGCTACATCGCGCGTATTGTCGGGGCATTTATCTTCGGCAGAATGGGCGACAGAATTGGCCGTAAAAAAGTGCTGTTTATCACCATCACCATGATGGGGATCTGCACCACCTTAATCGGCGTGTTGCCGACCTATGCGCAGATCGGGATTTTCGCACCGGTGCTGCTGGTGACGCTGCGTATTATTCAGGGGCTGGGCGCGGGGGCTGAAATCTCCGGCGCAGGCACCATGCTGGCCGAATACGCCCCGAAGGGTAAACGCGGCATCATCTCCTCGCTGGTGGCCATGGGCACCAACTGCGGGACGCTGAGCGCCACGGCGATCTGGGCCGTGATGTTCTTTGCCCTCGATCGTGAAGAACTTATTGCCTGGGGCTGGCGCGTGCCGTTCCTCGCCAGCGTGGTGGTGATGATTTTCGCCATCTGGCTGCGTATGAACCTTAAAGAGAGCCCGGTGTTTGAGAAGGTAAACGATGCCGAAGCCGTTGCGCCGGTTGCTGTGCAGGATACCTCGGTCGGCGCGATGTTTAAGAGCAAATCGTTCTGGCTGGCGACGGGGCTGCGCTTTGGTCAGGCCGGTAACTCTGGGCTTATCCAGACCTTCCTTGCCGGGTACTTGGTACAGACGCTGTTATTTGATAAGGCGATCCCAACCGATGCGCTGATGATCAGCTCGATTCTTGGCTTCGTCTCCATCCCGCTGCTGGGCTGGCTGTCCGATAAAGTGGGGCGCCGTCTGCCATATATCATCCTTAACATTTCAGCCATTATTCTGGCTTACCCGATGCTGTCGATTATCGTCGATAAGAGTTACGCGCCGGGCGTGATTATGCTCTCTATCATCGTTATTCATAACTTTGCGGTGCTCGGGCTGTTTGCGCTGGAAAACATCACCATGGCGGAGATGTTTGGTTCGCGAAACCGCTTTACCCGCATGGCGATCTCCAAAGAGGCGGGCGGTCTGGTGGCGGTAGGCTTTGGTCCGGTGCTGGCGGGGATCTTCTGCAATATGACCGGGTCCTGGTGGCCGATTGTGGCGATGCTGGTGGCGTACTCGCTGATTGGGCTGGTCTCCGCTTTGCTGATGCCAGAAGTGCGCGACCGCGATTTGAGCCTGGTGGAAGATGCAGCTGAACCCCTGCGCCAGAGCGATACCGCAGCGAAGCAGCGGAAATATGGAGCCCTGTCATGAGTTTTATTAACGATAACTTTATGATTGGCAATGCGAGAGGTGTTGAACTTTATCGTAACGTCGCGAAAGCGCTGCCAATTATTGATTATCACTGTCACCTGGACGCGAAAGATATCTTCGAGAATAAAAATCTCGATAATATTACCGAACTCTGGCTGGCTGGCGATCATTATAAATGGCGCGCCATGCGCGCCAACGGTATTGACGAAAAATACATTACGGGCGATGCCCCGGCGGAGGATAAATTTGCGGCATGGGCTGAAACGGTCGAAGCGAGCTATGGAAATCCGCTCTATCACTGGACTCATTTAGAACTTCACCACTATTTTAACTGTGACGAACCGCTGGGCAGGCATAACTGGCGTGAAATAATGGAGCACTGTAATCTGCTATTGCAGCAGCCTGATTTTACGCCGAGGGAACTCATTAAACGCTCCAGGGTAGAAGTTATTTGCACGACAGATGCTCCGCTTGATGATTTACGCTACCATCAATTATTGCGTGATGACGCGACGTTCAACGTTAAGGTATTACCGACCTTTCGTCCGGACGATGTTTTTGCGCAAAACGCGGAACAGTTTGCCGACTTTATCGATCGATTAGGTGAGACGACAGGATCTAAAATCCAGACATTCAGCGATTTTGTTAAGGGAATGAGCCAGCGTATTGCCTGGTTCCACGAAATGGGGTGCCGAATTTCCGATCACGGACCCGTGGAGATCCATTTTCAGTCAGCAGATGAAAGACAGGTTGAATCCGTGTTTGCCCGAAAGCGCCGGGGTGAAAATCTGGACGCCCGTAATAATGCGATTCTTGACAGTGCCATTTTTATTATGCTGGCGCATAATTACAGGCAGCATAACTGGGCAATGCAGATACACTTCGGTGCGATTCGCAATAATAATTCCCGCATGTACCGTTCTTTGGGTAGTAATACTGGTTTTGACTCGCTGACCGATCAGTCGAATATTGCGGCCAATCTCAACCAACTCCTGGATGCAATGGCGCAGGCTGAAGCTTTGCCCAAAACCATTCTGTATAACCTCAACGCCAGCTATAACGATATTGTCGCGACGACTATCGCTAATTTTCAGACTGCGGATTTGGGCGTTAAATCGCCGATACAGTTTGGCTCCGGATGGTGGTTTAACGACACTCAACGCGGAATGGAAAACCAGCTACATAGCCGGTAATGACTCCAACTTACTGATAGTGTTTTATGTTCAGATAATGCCCGATGACTTTGTCATGCAGCTCCACCGATTTTGAGAACGACAGTGACTTCCTGCCCAGCCTTGCCAGATGTTGCCTCAGATTCAGGTTATGCCGCTCAATGCGCTGCGTATATCGCTTGCTGATAACGTGCAGTTCTCCCTTCAGGCGTGATTCATAAAGCGGCCAGCCATCCGTCATCCATACCACGACCTCAAAGGCCGACAGCAGGCCCAGAAGACGCTCCAGCGTGACCAACGTGCGTTCACCGAATACGTGCGCCACAACCGTCCTCCGTATCCTGTCATACGCGTAAAACAACCAGCGCTGGCGTGATTTAGCGCCGACGTAACCCCACTGTTCGTCCATTTCCGCGCAAACAATGACGTCACTGCCCGGTTGTATGCGTGAGTTTACCGACTGCGGCCTGAGTTTTTTAAGTGTCGTAAAATCGTGTTGAGGCCAACGCCCATAATGCGTGC